CAAATCAGAACTAGAAAGTGTTAACGTTGCTGTTGTTGTTGCCATAATTTTACTTTTTAATTATTTGTTTTGTTATTGATTTATTTTTATAATTTATTTGTAACATATACATCCCAGAACTTAATTTAGAGACATCTAAGACATTTATATTCTTTTTTGATATAATTATATCACCGATATAATTAAATACGTTTATATCTACGTTTTTGTTTATATTAATTTTATCGCTAGTTGGGTTAGGATATACTATTAATGATTCATCTAAAGATATTCTAGCTGGTATATCTCCAGTCCAAGTACCATCACAATAGTCATATGTAGCTTGACATATAGTGTCCCATTCATTTTCACAGCAATAATCATCTACTGAAATTACCCAAGCGTAACAAGGATCGTTTAACCAATAAGGATTACCAGGTCCTGTTATACAATTCGCCGCATACAAACATGCCACGGAATCGTGAACGTTAGCGTTAATATTGTAGTTGTGCGCATTTTGATCCATACATCCTTCAACCACAGTAATACACGAACCGTTGTCAGTATTAGCTGTTGAATCATAGTTAAGAGCAGTACTATCCATACAGCCATAAATATAAGGAATACAAGTAAAATCTTCTGTATTTGCTTCCGGGTTATAGTTAAGCATACTAGGATCAGTACAACCGTAGATAAAAGGTATACAAGGGGTAAGATTACTTGGTGCATTTGCAAGTGGATTAAAATTAAACATTGTTGAGTCCATACATCCGTAAACAAACGGTATACAGTTTCCATTATCAATATTAGCTAATGGATTATAATTAAACATAGTAGCATCTGTACATCCGTAAACTATATCTATACAGCTAGAATCATCTACGTTAGCTAAAGGATCGTAATTAAAAGCACTTGGATCCATACATCCATATACAACACCTATACAACTACCATCATCTGTGTTCGCCAATGAATCATAATTTAAAGCAATAGGTGAAGTACATCCTTCTATAACGGGTATACATGTATCAGATGTATTTGCATTAGGATTATAATTAAATGCTAATTCATTCATACAACCTAATATAACCGGTATACACCCACCGTTATCTAAATTAGCTAATGGATCATAGTTAAATGATAAAGAGTCTGTACATCCCCAAATAGCTAATGTTTGACAATCTCCATTATTATAATCAGCAGTAAAACCTTGAGTGTAATACTCTAAATATTGTGGATCAGTACAACCTGGCGAGTAATAACAGCTTCCATTATCAGTGTTTGCTGTATCATTATAGTTGTAAGCTAAGCTATCCATACAACCATATATGTAAGGTTCACATATAGTAGGACAGTTAGGTAATGTTATATATTTATCTGGAAATAACATTATCATATCACTCCAAGGGTTTGTACCACCTGAAGCTATAACAACACCTTCTGGATTTATTAATTTAAAACCTATTTGATCTATAGTAGCATCAGAACTTGTTTGTGAGTAAGCTCTAATTGTTACTGGATGGTTTGATTTTAATTCTAAGTTTATAGTTTCTACAAAAGAACTTGTGTTAGTATAAGGACCGTAAGAATTACCTAGTTGATTAACCACAACGTAAGCGCCTAACCAACCATCACCACCACCATCTGTTAATTCTAACGTATAACCACAGGTATCTTCCATAAGTGGTGTATTAGCATTAGGATTAAAATCAAACATAGTCGTATCCATACAGCCGATAACTCTTGGTGTAACGCAAAGAGCTGGATTCATTACATCTGCGGCTGGATTAAATTCTAAGTAACCTGGGTTAGGACAACCAACAACAGGTATCCAACTACAGTCTTTCATTACAAACGCGTCTGATGTATCACCATGACCGAAGTTTAAATTATCACCAGGTGTTAAACTATATATAGTATCACCACATTCGTCTGTTATTAAAGCATTACCATCTACACCGCCAAAACAACTACCACATATACCATCTCCATAGGAATCATATATCATAAATCTTATTGTATCACCTATCGGTACACATATTGTATTTGTATATGTATTACCAGTACCTACACTATAGAAAAATCCTTGTGGTATACTATATAAAACAATACTATCTTGATTTACAATACTCATAGAAGTTTCACTAGCATATGTATCTGGTGTAAATTCAATAGTTATAGATGTTTTTGTAGTATCTAAACAATCGTCTTGAGGTGGCGGTATTGCTAAACAAACATCAGGTATATTAGCTAATGGATTATAATTATCATATGCTGGATCCATACAACCTTCAATACAAGTAAACTCATTAGCGTATATTGTATCGGTAAAACTACCATCACTCATTTCTAGAACCATCCAAAAACCAGCTGAGCTAGCAAATGGATCACCAGGACTATAGTTGTTATAAAAAGAATAATTAGTTAAATTTTGATTACTCCAAGCCCAACTATACGTATTGTAAGGAGTACCTCTATGAACATTAGCTATAGCACAGCCACTATCTAGAGGTTGCCATTCAACCCAAGTTCTAGCGTAACCATACATACATGTATCAGTAGCTATTAATGTAGGTGTACAGTTTTGACTAAATGATAGTATCGGTAATAATAATAGTAGTAGTAATTTTTTCATTTTATTTTGGAACGCAATTAGGAACTTTTTTACCGTTTTTCATTTTTGTACCAACCATCTTGTAGTTATCCCAACAAGGTCCTTGGTAATTATCTTTAAAACCTTTCTTTTTTTTCTTGAAAGGTGTTAGTTTCATTTTAAATGCTGATGTGTTATTTCCTGGTTCCATATTATTTACTGTTTCTTAGTTGAGCTAACATTGCTCTTTTTTCTGCTGGTGTTAATTTTTTCATCATAGCAGACATTTTCTTTCCCATTGCTTTAATAGCAGAAGGTTTCATAGCTTTTACCGGAGCTGCTTTAGTCATTCTTTTAGTTGGAGCTGCTTTAGTCATTCTTTTTGCAGCAGAAGGTTTATTCATTGCCATTATATTTTGTTTTTTATTAAGTTATACAATTGTTTTCCTAGTTGTTCACCAGCAATATTATCTGATTTAAAATGCGTATGAGCAACAGACCTGCTATGGATTATATCCCTAGCTAGTTTTTTTAATTTATCTTCTTTTTCTGGATACTTATCAGACAAAGCTAAAGATAATAAAGTTGCTTGTGTGGCGTGACCAGACGGGTATGCTGGTGAGTCCATTGATTTTAACTTTATATCTTTAAGTTCTATACCTATTTTTTTTGCTAATGTAGCTGGTCTTGGTCTGTTAAAATATTTTTTTAACTTCATTACTATAGGTGTAGACTTTGATATTAATTTGCCTACTAAAGGATCTTTACCTACTATTTTAGTAAAGTTTTTTTCTCCATCATCCATTTCTTTAACAAACTTTTTTCTAATAGGTATTTTTTTTAATTCTTTTATTTCGTTTTTAGTCGTAATAGAATTATCACTTGGTGGTTTGTTTTTTTTAAATTTTGATATATTAAAATCTTCAAACATTGTTTAAGACTTTTTATTTGCCCTGCAAAATTTAGCAGCAGCTTCTCTACTACCAAAACCCCATTTTTTTAAAGCCATAGCATAAGGCGTTGGTTCTCCTTTAGCGTTTTTCATACTACCTTTCATACCAGCAAACCTACAAGCAAAACTAACCCTACGGTTACTTTTACCTTTTGTTTGTCTACTACCTAGTGTACTACCAGTTTCACTTTTATGCTTAGAACGCATTTTTTTATTACGTCTTTCGTAAGCTTCTTCTGTTATTTTAAGTGGTCCTACATTTCTATTATCATATGCCATATTAAAAATCGCTCATTAATTGATTATGTATTTCTTCTTGTACTTCTTCTCTTGTTGCTACCATTTTAAACGATAAATCAGCTTGAAATCTAGCAACTTCTTCTCCATCTTTAAATATTATAATAGTAGGTACAACTGCTATTTTGTACAACTTTGCATCGTCTGGATTTTTAGCTATATCTGTTATACCTTTAGTTTTACAATCTTTTAAATCCATAAACCACTTAACACTATTAGCGCTATTCCATTCAGCATTAAATTGTCTAACTTCTATTTGGCCAAAAGCTTGTGACGCTACAAATACTAATATCATTAAAAGTACATATAACACTTTTGACATATCTGATTTTTTCATTTAATTTATCTATTATATAATTTATCTTCTATTTTTTCTATAGAAGCTTTAATTTCTTGTACGTCTTTTTGTGTGTCCAAAATAGTATTACGAATCATTTGATCTTTCATATTAAATTCCATGCGTGTTACTTCGTCTGGTGGAATAATTGGTAGTTCTTTTGCTTCAGCGATATCTGCTTGTAACATAAACCACATGCTTATTAGGGTTGCCATTGCAAAACCTATTGCTATTAAGGTTTTTATACTTAACACAAAACCTGTGTCTTCATTTAATTCTTTTGCCATGTTTATCTATTTGCTGTTCCGTATATTTTGTAAAAATCTCTTTTCTTTTGTTTTTCTGTTTGATTAGAGGTGTTAAATCTTATTGTTTTTTTAACTTCATCTCTTGTTTTTCCACCCCAACCATATTTTCTTAATATTTCACTATTGTCACCATCACTTGGTCCAAGTGGTATATTTCCAGTTTTTAACGGCGAACGTTTTACCATTCCCGGTAGCGGTTTGTTTCTCATATCTTAAAAAATTGTATAATTTAATCCTAATTTAAAATCGTACCATTCTCTATTCCAGTATTTGTTATATTTGCCTTCTACAAAATAGCCTAATTGTTTATTTACTTTTATTCCATAAATCAAACCACCAGAATAATCATACCACTGATCGTCTTCTATAAAGTTGTGGTAAGAAAATTCATCACCATCATCATAATGCCAAGGCATCAAGTTACCCCATACGTGTAACCATGTTTTTTTAGAGTATTTATAATAATCAAATCCTACAACTATAGAATGTTGTATAATTCTACTTAATTCGTTTCTTTTCTTTTCAGTGTAATCCGCTAGTACTTGTGGTATAACCACAGCTTCCCAAACCTCAGCGCTGGTAGCAACTAATTCTCCAGCTGGATTATAATATTCGTTGCTATACACATCTACAGTGTAACCCTCTTGCAACGCTAAATATGTGTAATGTAAATTACCATTAGATAACATCCATTCATCTAATGGATTATAACCATATGGTTCTGCTAGTCTATGAGCAAGCCCAACATTCCAAGATAAATTTTTACCTTTACGATGTCTATATCTTTCCGATGCTTCAAAATATTCTACATCAGCAAAGCCGTCTTGTAAATATTCTAATTTTAAAGCAAAATAATTTACACATAAACCACTAGGACAACCATCATCAGAGCTATAACGTATAAAATGATGTTGATCCATATAATCTATACCTTCCTGTCTCTTGTAATCTACTTCAAATAAGTACTCTATACCTTTTACTTTACCTATTGTAGCAGCATCACTGTAATTAGACTCTGTACCATCATAAAATGTTTGTGCTTTATTTTCGTAACCAAACCTAGCTATTTTACGAAGCCCAATAGTAAAATTATAATCATAAGGAGTTGATATAGTGCTTGTAGATAAACCATTGTCTACAGAAAACACATCTACATCAGATAATGATGTACCACCATTTACAGCAGCATAAAACGTAGAAAACTTTAAAAGTTTTTTAACGTCTATATTTATTTCTTGCGAACAACATTTTTTAGGAGCTGAACAAGCTATTAAAAACATTGTTAGTAGTATTATAAGTCTTCTTGCCATTTTTATATAATCACTTATTTTATTGAATGTTTAAGTCGTAATTAAAAAGAGATTTTCGTGTTTTCTTTTTCTTTTTATTTTGTAGTTCCATAATTTTTTCTACCCTATCTTTTTCTAATTTTAATCTATTTACTTTGTATCTTGGTAAACCTAATTCTAACAACATGTCAACCTGTTCATTTTTCTTAAGTTTAAGTAATTTTTCTTTAGGTCCTAGCTTTGTTTTAGCTACTTTTGTTTTAGTTTCAATACCAACATTGTATGGCGTATAACCACCAATCATATGAGCCCTTTGCCAGTTTTCATAATCATTACTTAGAGCATGTTGAATGTTAATAGCATTTTGATATGGTGAATAAACAGGTGCATTAGTAATAGATTCTACTGTTAATAACCCTGCTTCTAAATAAGGATTACCAAGTTTAAATTCAGGTTTTTGTTTTTTAATTTTAGCCCATTTTATTCTTTCTCCAGCAGCATCTAATCTACCAAATTTAGAACCAATTGGTGGTGATATATTTAATAAAGCTTCACCAACTTCACTATAATCGGCTCTAAAACCTTTTTCGCTTTGTTTCATATACGCAATAGTTGCATTTTTAAAACCAGAAGCAACAGCACCAGATATACCCATACCTCTTAAAAACGAATCACTAATAGTGTTTAAAGTATATTCTTTTGTTTTCATTATCTTCTCATCAGAAACGTCTTCATCGTTCAACATCATCGCAAATAAAGCAGATTGTAACCCAGCAAATAAAGCTACTTGAGCACCCATATAATATGTTATTCTACCCATTTTTTCTGCTAACTCAACATTGTTTTTATATCTACCTTTAGATATATCAAGTATATCTTTCATACCTCTTCTGTTCATCTGCATAGGTGTGTTTGCGAAAGGTAATATAATTCTACCAGCTAGTGATGTTTGTTGTTTAGATAATAAATCTGGTCTAGATGATTGTTGTGTTCTTTCAGATAACTTTTGAAAATCAGTCCATGCTTTTCCTTCTGCTTCTTTTGTAGATAAACCTTGCTTTTCATACATTTTAATTCTATTACGATAATAAGTTGCACCACCAAATGATATTGCAAAACTATCCGCAAGTTTAGTAGGCGTATAACCAACCTTTAAAACTTTAGAAATTATTGATTGTATAGGGTTTTTAGAAGAAGCGGCTGCAGATGCTATTTCAGCTTCAGTTACATTTATTGATAAACCATCTCTTCTTTGTTTCAACATGTCAGAATTCATAATTTTTAAAAAATCTTTTGAAAACTGTGGTACGTTACCCATTGCTTTCGCCGCGGCAATTGGATTATTTTCTCTCATGTTAAGAAAGTTAAGAGTAGATATAGTTTGTAGAGCAGCTGATCTAGTATTAAAATTCATAATAGTACCAACACCACCGTTTAAATAATTCATCATCATTGAACTACCTTTATCTAACTTTAAAGATCTTGTTCTACCAGTTTCCATACGATCAAGCATGTCTGTAATATTTTCTCTCCAGTCAGTTCCTAACTTAGATTCCATTTTGTTTAGGTTTACTTCAGAAAATATTTCGTTTTTAATATCTATAAATTCTTGAAGATATTGTTTTCTACTAACACCTCTATCTATATTTGTAACTTCACCAGCCATAGTTTCCGCCCACCATTCAGTGCTAGGCTCTTTTAATCCTTTATCTTGCTTTGTTATTCTAGCAAAAGCCTCGGCATATGCTTTTAATTTCGGATTATTTTGTACATACTCAACAAGTTTAGCTTCTGTTGTTTTAGCTAAATCAGGAATTTTATAACCAACTTTATTCCAAAGATAAACTCTCATTGCCATATCGTGAGTAAAGCTAGTGCCCTCTACTTCTTTAGGTAATATTTTAACTATATCTTTATTGTTTTTACGAAGAGACATATAATCGTTTTTAGCGGTTTGTCTAGCTGTATTGTAACTATCTATACCTCTTTCAAACGGTTCTATAAGCTCTTTATCAAACCATTTTTTATTCTTTATACCTTTGCCACCTTTACCATATAAAGGTTCTATAAGAAGCTCTAAATCAGAAGCACTATTTGATAAAAAGAACCTTCTACCTTTAATATCTTTACCTCTAACTTTAGCCTCTGCTTTACTAAATTTTTTACCAGCATCAATATTTAATGAGTGTTCCATTATTTTGTTAATACTAATATCTAAATTTTCACTAGCTAAAGCTTGTTGAACCTTATATTTAATATCTAATTGACTTAATACATCTCGAACAGCTTTTACATTTTGCAATGCATCATCAGCAAAATACATATCATTATATCCTTGTTCAAATTTTCTAAGCATATATAACGCTTTTGCCTCAGCAGTACTATTACCTAGCCCAGTAATATTTTCTAATGGTATTTCTAATCCTTGAGATTTTAAAAATTCATATATTGGTTTGGCAGATTCTGGTGGTCTAGCGGTTATAATAAATTGATCTTTAGTACCAAATTTTTTAGCTCTAGCCATAGCTTTTTCAAAGAAAGGCCCTCTTTGTCCACCAGTAACAACGTTGAATTCTGAAAAATCAAATTTACCACCTTTATCTAATATATTTTGTCCTTCGCTAGCAAATTGTTCAGCATCTAATCTAATTTTTTCATAACCTCTAACAAAATCATTCATTTTATCAACAAGCTCTTTAGGCATTGCATCTTCCATTTTTAAGTTATCAGTTTTAACCTCCATAAATCTTTCGCCAAACATTGTTTTAAAACCTGGTTTATTTCCTTGAACTGATTCATGATTTTTTTCTACTATTTTATCTAATAACGATCTTTCTTTTCTTGCTCTATTTCTTTCTAATGCTGTTTTTAAAGAAGTTTCAACAAATAACATACTAACATCATAACCTTTTTCTTTAAATTCAGTTACAAGTTTTTCCATGGCTTTCATAGAACCACCCGTGCCATCAACAACCACGCCATCTGCATTACCCTTGAACTTCATCATTTTTCTTTTAGCTATTCCCCTAGCCTGATGCTGTAATTTACCTAAAACACTTCTTTGCTCTTTAGTAAGATCATTCATGTTTTCTGGCAAACCATTATTCTTTTTTAACCATTCTAATGATATATCTTGGTTTACTATTTTAAACCCATCTTTTTCTAACCCAAGTTTTTTAACCACATTAGATTTACCACTACCAGCACCACCTGCTAAAAATATAACTTTTCTACTTGGTTTTGGTAAACCATCTGTATTTGGTATTCTAGCTCTAACTCCAGATTTTGTTGTAGCTAACGTATCATCAAAATCCCAAAAACTACCACCTCTTCTTTCTTTATTTCTCTTTACGCCTAAAGCTAAAGCATTGTCTATAGTTTTTATAGCTAAAACCTTTTCTGTAGGAGACATTTTTTTTGCGTCAAACCCAAGTTGTTTAATTATTTGATTTTTTCTAGCTTCAAGCAGTCTAACTGTTTTTCCACCAATAATTACGTCTGGTAATAACTGATCATATGTTTTACCTGTTTTTAAATCTAATGTTGTCTCAGCTATAACTCGCTCTCTTAACCAAGGATATTTACCCGATTCGGTTGTAAATTTAAAATCAAAACTAGTTGTACCACCATACTCTGGGCTATCGTATTTTTTTTGAACACTTCTATCTATTATACTTTGTCTAAATATTTTAGATAAAGGTTTAAAGTTATTTAAAAACGCAGTTTTATTTCCAGAGTTTTTAATCATATTTAACATAAAATTAGCATTAAATCCAAAAGTTTGAAACTCATGCTCACTATGTGTTTTTTCTAAACCTTCTCCCTTTCCCCAGTTTTCAACATGTCTTATTGTTATAGCATCATGCGTTGCTAAAGATCTCGTAAATCCATTACCAATACTAGTTTGCATTTGTAATAATCTAAATATATTATTAAGGGCAATAGCCTTGTTTGGAGCGTTCTGGTAGTAATCAAACAATTTACCATAAATATACTCTTGCATTTTTTGATTAGCTTTTATAGTATTTTCATAACTAACACCTTTTCTTGTTAAATACTTTTTAGTAATATATTTAGCAAATTTTTGTTTTTTCTCAGGAGTGCTTAAATCTGCTTTTGCTAACTCATTATTAACAGCTTCTTTAAACTTACCGTTATCTGTAGTTTTGTATTGATTAACCCATTTAGGTGCTTTTTCTTTTGAGGTTTTAATATCTTTTATTAAATTTTCCCAATAAGGATTATTTCTTGTTTTAAAAACACCTTCTTTTTCTGTAGCAAACTTAACTTTACCCAACCCCATACCAACCGATTTTTTAATCATTTGAGAGGTAAAAATTTCACTAAAAGTATTATCTTTTAACCAATTTACTAAACTATCAAATTCTTTAACATTGTTCCAGTTTTTATACCAACCTTGTTCTCCAATTTTTAATTGATTTCTTAAAACTTCATTACTAAAAACATTTTGTATTTCAGCTTGAAACTTTAAGTCAGACCAATTTTTAAATATTTTTGGCTCAACAACCTTTGTATTAAGAGTACCAAGATCTCTTTGTGCTCTAGCGTATTGCTGAAAAGTTTTAAGATTAATACCTTTAAGCTCATAACCCATATCTTTCAAGAAAGAATCAATTCCACCTGTTTTTTCAAGTAATTGCCTATATTCTTTAGTGTTTTCTATTAGATTTCTAACATGAAAACCTGGAAATAATTCCTTAGCGTAATTAAAACTTTTAACATCTTTAATAAAACGATTCATCACGTCTAAATCTTCAGAAAATAATTTTTCAGGAACAGCTCCTCGAAGCTTACGCATTGCCAACTCAGCTTTTACAGACTCCAGTTTTTTAAGACCTTCTGTGTCTAAACCTTTTTTAAACTCAGGGTTATTTAATAAATCTCTAAAAACTTGATTACCCAATACCTTACCAACGTGTTCTTTTAATATATTAACTTTTTTATTATTAGTCCCAGCATCTCTACCAGATTGCATTAAATCAACTAACTCTTGTATACGTTCTTTTGTAGCTGGAAGCTTTTCGTATTTAAAAGTTCTAGCGTTTGTTCTAGCAGCTTCTTCAACAGATAATTCATCTGTTATATATTTTTTACCAGTATTTTTATAAAATCTATTAAGAATAGTTTTACCTATCATTGTGTTTTCATAAAACTTCGGGTGAGAAGTTAAAGGCATAGCATCATATAGTACAGGCGCGTTTTCTTTAATAAATTTTATTTGAGTTTCATATAACTCTTTTGGTTTCATACCTTCTTTACCACCAAAAAGATTTGTCATTTCTGGGGTAGTAACTTGTAATATTTTTTCAGCAATTTTTTGATAAGTAAAATCCTCTACCTTAGTATTATTAAAAGTTTCTTTAGAAGTTTTCTCTATATTATTAATAGATTCTGGGTCTATAGTTCTTTTTCTTTCACCAAAAGTAAAATCATGATTTTTTAACTGTATACCTTTAGGTTTAATAGCTGGATTTGCGTTGTCAAAACTTTTATCTATCTTACCACCAGCAACATCAACATCGCTAAACACTCTTTCAAATTCAACAAAGTCACCTACTTTCGCTTCTCTTATATTTGTTTCTTTACCAACGCCACGCTCGATAGTTTCTTGCATACGTCTTCTTAACTGACCAGTAACCCAAGTCATTAGTTGACCTTTGTCTTTTGTATACTTGTTAAAAATATCTTCTAAACCTCTATTTTTACTAGCTATAAAATCCATAGCTATACTAGATCTTTTAGAATCCCAACCTCTATTACCTAAATTTATTCTAAATTGATCACCAACAGATCTATTCCAAGAAGACAACGCGACATCAAGCATAGGTCCTATTTTTTTACCTAGTATAGGGTAATTAGGATCGTAATTAGCAGAACGAGGGCTTGGGTCTGCTATTTCTTTATAGGCAGCCATTTTATCTTTACCCTCAGCAATTTTTGCTTCGTATTCTTTTTGTACTTCTTTAGCTAATTCTTTAGGGTTGTTTATTCTACGACCATCACCCAAATCTAAACGCTCTGAACTATATGTATCTATACCGGTTCTACCCTCAGCTAATCTTTCTGCTTTACGTATTGCGGTGGCTTCAAAATCAATAATACTCTCTAATTCAGAAAACATGTCAACAACACTTTTTCCTTTTTTTACATTTTCACCGTACTTAGAAAACCACTCAACAACATGTTTCTCTTTACTTAAGTTTAATTTTTTACCAGTAGTTTTACCCAGTGTAGATAGTAAGTTTCTAAGATCAACAAATCCACCTCCTTCACCAGAATTTTTTATATCAAAGTAATTGTTTTTATTACCTATCTGCTCTGCGATATGAGCAAATAATTCCCATTGCTGTATTCTTTGTTGATTTGTAGGGCTTGTTATATCAAACTTTTTTAACTTAATAGACTGCGAAAGAGTCATCTTTTTTCCTTTTAAACTTTCATTACCAAGTTCTTTAGCCTCTTGCTCTGTTACTAATCTTTTTAATTTTATTTTGTTACCAATACTATTTAAAGTATTCATGAACTCACCTTTAAACACAGCGTCTTGACTAAATAACTCTTCTGTATAATAATGGTGCACTTCGTGTGGCATTACGTCTGGGCTGTATAACTCAGCGTTGTATCTAATAGTTGTTATTTTGCTTTTAGGATCTTTAGATATTTCAGCTTTTTTATTTGGATCAATACCTTGTTGTTGGAATTTAAGTTTTTTATTGTTTACAACTTCAATTCTAACCTCTCTTCCAGCGGCTTTTTCTTCAGCTAAAAATTGTTTATGATCTTGTTTTACCAGTTCATCTGCTCTTGATGGGTTCATATAACCTTCAGCTCTGTAAAGCTGTTGAAGTCTACCCTCCATACCATCAAACACTTCATAATGTTTGTAAAATTCTTGTAGGTTTTTATCAGATAAATTTTTGTGTAATTTATTTTGAGACTTTTCGCTAAATATATTATTTTGCTCAGCTTCTGTTAGCTCAGCTAATCTACCAGATTCTCTCATTTTATCTAACGCTGTATCTCTAGTTCTTCTCAAAGCGGCTTTAGATTTAAAATCTGTAAAACCTTTAAAATGTCCTACACCTAAACCTAATCCAGTAAAATAATTTGTAATTAATCTTTTACCAACTTCACCGTAATCACCGTAGTGATGATCCATGTAATTACCAAGCTGCTTGTTACCTAACATATCATCAACTATAACGTTCATTAATTCACCACCTTCAGAACCAACAACAAAACTAGCCGGCTGCGTTACAAATGTTTCAAATAGTTTTCTACTATTTAAACCTATTCTAGCCTCTCTACTTCCAAGTTTTATAGATCTATCAAAATCTGTTAATATACCTTTTTTTTGTAAAAATGGAGATAATGGTGTTATAACTCTACCCATAGCACCAAAACCAAAACCAGTTGCCCAACCAAATTGTTCGCCGGCCTCAGGTTTAAATTCGCCTTTAGTTATATCGAATTGAGTGAAGAACTCAAATTTACCAGCTTCCATTAAACCAGCAGCACCGACACTGTAAAATCTATTTTGCCAAGATTGCACTGGTCTCAAACCCCAATCATCTACATATTTTTTTAACGCATCTTTTGCTTTTATTTTAGGATATTTTTGAACGGCTCTAGCTTTTACCGCTGCATCAGTAAAAGTTTTTCCATTTTTAACCCATTTACCACCGTCTAAAGCTTTCATTAAAGCGTTAAATCTTTTAGTAACACCAGTTATAGCCAAACCTTTATTAATACCAGAAAATTCAAAAAGCATTTTGTTCATACCAAGAACACCATCGTTAACTCCTTCCGCTATTGATACTTTTAGTTGTTTTTCATCGCTTTTTGTTTTTTTAATACCTAAATTATCATATATATCTCCTTTTTCTTGTATTATAACTCTATTAGTAGAACCTAACAACTTGTCAGCGTGATACTCGCTAGTCCATGGTTTTATTAAAGCAGCTGCAGATTGTTTTACTGCAGCCATGTTTTTTGGTAATGCTAAATATGTATATTCAGGTTTTTCTATATCAACAATACCATCGTTTAATAAATACATACCTTTAAGTGATTCAAACTCTCTAGTATATTCTAAATCATCTTGTTTTAAAACTTCAATATCAGTTTTCCAAGCCGCAACTAAATCTTTTTTTCTTTTTTCATACTGAGAATCTGTCTCATTTTTTTTTCTTCTTAATTCATTTACTGGTACAGGTGAAAAATTAGCAAATTCTGTATCCATCATTAAATCTCTTAAGCTACTTTTAACTATACGTCTATTACCACCAGTTGGATCATCTGCTATTTCATAACCAGATTTAAGTATAGACCACTGTTTTACTTCATCTAGTTTTTGATTATGACCAGATAATGTCAATGCTGATCTTTCAAATTCATTTCTTAAATAATCTAACTGATCTTCTGGTTTAAGTCTACCTAAAATATCATTATACTTTTCCTGAGTTTCCTCAACACCTAAATCTACTGTATTTTCAGTTTTATTTGTAGTTAACTGACCGGTATTAAGATCATAAAGCATAGAGCGTTTTTCCCTACTTTTTAATTGCGTAAGTTTTTTGTAAGCTTCCTTTCTCTTAACCTCGTCTAAACCACCATGGTTTATCGCTTCTACAAGATCAGCTATTTGTCTATCAACACCAGAGTATGCACTTATAAAAATTTTTCTATTATCATCTTGCCACTGGCGAATATTGATTCCTTGTTTTTCAATATTTTCCTTAGTATTTAAAGCTATATTGTTTGCTTTGTTATTTTTCTCAAAATCCAACTTTGCATAAAACTTATCTTCAATAATTTTTTCTATATCATTATTTGTTAAATTTTTATATAAAGGTTGTCCTTTAGCATCAACATTTCTATCTCCAAACCAGCCCATCCCGCCTAGTTCTTTTTTAACAATATCTAAAAGGTACTCCTCAGGTGAACCAAAATCTCCGGCCTCAACTTGCCTTTCTTGTAAAGTAATTTTATTTGGATTTTCAATCATTTTACCAAATAACTTTCCATCTGAAAAAGCTTTATCTAATTCTTTTTCAAAATTTAACTTATCAGATTCATAACCTTTAGATTTTTTTCTAGATTTTTCTTTTACTTCACCAACATCAATACCAGCGGCATATAAAGGTCGCTCAGCCATTGGTGTGAATGGATTTATATAAGCATTAAATGTATTTGATATTTTATCACCCCAACTTGGTGATTCCGATGAACCATCTCCCGAAGTGGACCCCATATTTTTTGACTCCACATTTGGGTCCACAGGTGTAGAGTCGGTTGTCTTTCCCGTACTAACAGGCTTTATTTCTTTGTATTTATTTAAGTATTGATTTACAGAAAGACCTAAGCTATCTGCTTTTGACTTAATATCATCTTGAGAGTATGTCTCTCCATTATAAGTGTAATCTGACATTTATTATATTTTTTTTATTAACCTGGCAAACCAGTTTGTAAAACTTGTGGAATAAGATCCATTTTTACATCATCTATAGTATAATACCCTTGGCCTTGTGGTACTCTAACTGGACCTGGCGTCATACCAGTTGTATTTTCAACATTTTCAAATTTACCTGAATCCTCATTATATTCTTGGTACATAAATCTACCATTACCCATGTTTTTGTAGCGATAAGTTTTTGGACCTTCCCAACCTTGTATAATATCTCCTTTTTTAGAGTTTGTAATTTGTCTGTTTTTAGTAACAACATCTTCTCTTCTAGCAATTAATTTTCTTGGTTTTTCACCACGATTAAACCTACTCATACCTAACTCTATTGTACCAGCAATTGTAGTTTCTTTATCAGTCTTTTTATCACGCTTTTTTTGGTTTTTTAATTCCCATTGATTATAGTAATTTTTGTGGTATCTTTCAGTGGCACTGTATATGTAGTCTATTATCATTTTAGTTTCATCGCTACCCTCGGCAAACGTAAGATCTGTTTTTAAAGATTGTAATGCAGCTCTCCATTCTGGAGTTCCTTCTTGTAAATTCAATGGTTCACCAGTTTGTGGGTGCTTAGCATTTTTTAGTGTTATATAGGCTAATGAACTAGTTTCTAATTTTTCATTAACACCTGGCATAACAGTTCCCCCAAAGAAAAAACTTCTCTGCGCATCAATACCACCATTATCCTTTGACTGTACACTTGCTTTTATTTTATCATACTGAAGCTTACCATAAAGCTCGTCCCAAATTCTTCCTTTATTCCCATTTTTAATCGCTTCATCAACATAACCTGTTTGAACGCCTTGAAGAGAATCGTCTTCATCTGTAGGCCAGTCTAAATTTGTATATGGTATTTTAGTTGTAATATTTTTACCGCTTTCATTTTGCGTTTGTTGTAAATATACTATATCAGCAGTTTCACGATTAACACCCATGCTTTGCCATAGTTTACCATTAGCAAGTTCTGTTGCTAATATAATTCTATCATCACTATCACCAGAATTAAATCCTTGACCAGCATAGTTAGGAGGTTTTTCATTTGCCTGTAACGCAACTTGGTTTTCATACTTAGCAACTTTACCAGATATATCTTGAAATTGAGCATGTAGTCTTTTAATTTTATTATATGCATTATTAGCTATATAATTACCCTCTTCTCTTTTCTTTTCTGATAATCCAAATTTAGATTTTCTTTTACCTTTTATATATTCTTTTCTCCAGTCTTTTAAAGCGCTTCTAAACTCTGGATTCATTGCCGCTCCAACATCGTTTACTAAACCATTTACAGTCGAACTAGCGTTTCTCCATTTTTGTTTAAACTCACCAAGTTCTTCACTAAGTTGTGAATATCTGTTAACAGCTATTTGACCAACGTATCCTAATATTTTATCATACAAGTCAGCTCGTCTTGCTGCACCAGATCTAGGTCTCATTCTGCTGGAACGACCAGCTTTATACATTAAGTTTGGATCTATTACCATAATTTATTTTTTAATATTTAAAAGCCAAAGGTTCTTTGTAACCAAGATTTATCAGCTTCAATTCTAGCATACTCACCTTCTTGTTGTCCAGAATAATAACTAAGCATACCCTGTGCTTTTTGATACTCTAAGTTTCTAGCATCTGTTTCGCCTTGTAATCTCATAGCTTGTGCCTGCATAGCTCCTTGTGCTCTAGCTTGTGCCGCTTGAAACTGACCAGTAGCTATAGCCTGCTCTCTTTGTGATAACATTTGGTCAGCTGCTTGAGCACCAGACATTCTAGCCATTTGTGTTTCCATTCCCCCTCTAGCAATCAACTCTCTTCTTTGCGCCTGCATTCTTTGAATATCCATGTCCGCACCTCTAGCTCTTAATTGATTTTCTCTTTCTTGTCTACCAATATCTGCAGCAGCTTGTTGTGCTTGTAATTGACCTTGCTGCGCCATAGCTTGAGCTAAACCAGCAATACCACTACCACCCGCAGAACCTTGTAAACCCTGCATTATATTTGCTTGTTGTTGAGAAAACATATCTCTTTGAAATTGTGCGGCTCTTTGGTCTACAGTCATATTTTCAAATGCATTTTCCATACGTAATTCACCAAGATCAGCATAAACATTTCTCGCATCTTGAAATTGGTTTTTAAATTCTCTGTTTTGCAAATCAAAAGATACTCCACCCATTAAATTTTGAGCTCCAGCATATAAATTGTCTGTTTTTAAATCTTTAAAATCAGTTAAAGCTTGAGTTATTTGCTCTTGATATTTTGGATCTATTTTTTCTTCTTCTTTACCACCGCTAAAAAAACCAATAGCACCACCTATTATACCACCTGCTATAGTACCAATTACAGGTATTGCAGATCCTATAGCTGCACCAGTACCAGCTCCAACCGCCGCTCCACCACCAGCTCCCTCCCAATCAAACTTAACAGGAGAAGGAGAGTTTGCGGCTTTTTCAGCTGCTTTTAATTCTTCTTTAAAGGATTTACGTGTAAAAGGTGTTGGTTTAAATTGATTCATTATTCATAGTTTTATTATTATATAGTCACAGTTTATGTGTTTTTTTTACTTTAAACTGCTTTTAAGAATTTTTCTAAATTAAATGTTATACTTGGGGCTACAGAACTACCATCAACAGCTCTAAAATCACCAATGTTTGTAATTTCAACTGTACCAGTTATAGTTGCTATAGTACTAGCATTTTTAAACACTAATGTTTGTCCATTTTGAACATAGTGACCACCGGGCGTTAATGTTAAATTATTAGAAGATATTGTTGTTACTAATGGATTTTTAGCTGAAGCATTTATATTTACACCTGTTACAACACTTACATCGTCCATTATACCAGCAACACTAGTTACATCAAAATCATTTAAAGATGCAGAGCCAGTGGCACTCGCATCGTTTATTGTTGTAGTTACATCTGTTAATTCAACTTTTAAATTACTTAACTTAATACTATTACCAGTTAATTTTTTTATTTGATTTGGACCATAAGCATAAAAAACAACAGTATCATCAGCTAAAGCAGCTGCTTGTTGATTGTTAAATGTTACATTTCCTAGTTGTTTACTAATAGATCCATTTGTTAAAGTAGGTGTAAATCCTAAAGTATCTATACCGTCAACATGTTCTACTGTTTCAGTAACACTAACAGATTCTTCAACAGTTTCAGCTAAAGATGGTACAGAAGGAACTGACCCATATTCTCTTGCCTCAACATCATAGCTTAATGTTTCGTCGTAATCAGCTATTTCAGTATTAGCAGTAACATTAGTTCCAAGCACTTGCATACCATTAGCTAACCCATGAAGAGTACTTGTAGATTTTATTGCCCATCTATAATATGTAGAACTACTAACATCTTCACCTGGTATAGCTGAAAACGCCCCAATAATTCTTGAAGTCGATGCATATGCATCAGATGGAACTGGTTGTCTATTTATTGCAAAAACATGATTTGTATCAGCTGTAACTGTGACTGTAAAATCTTTTTTATAAGACCTATTATTTGTTTCTACAGATATTGTATCAGCCACTATAGTAGCACCTTCAAAAGCTTCTCCACTATCACTTAATGTTGGTGCTGCTGCTGTCACTGTAAATGTTTTAGAGGTATATTGTCTTATTATTTTTTGTAATAATTTAGAACTAGAACCAGATGAAGAGTTTATATCTATGCTTCCATCTGTAAACCTAACCTCTCTGTAATTAGCATGTTTTGTATTTACTGAATCCGCCCATAAATATATATCGTAATGATCATCATCAGAAACACTAGGGAATAATATATCACCAGAATATATACCACCACTTATCACAGCTCTTAAAGATGATTTTGTTGTTGTAAATTCTTCTGTAGAAAAATTATAATATTTTTTAGGACTATCTTCGTTTGTTATTTCTAGTTTAAATACACAATTATTATCACCTAATACAGAAAATCTTCTACGTTCTCCACTAGAAGGTATATTACCAGTATCTATATCAAACTTTTTTATTATTTTCATATTAATAATTATTTACTACTCATTTCAGTGTTTAAACCTATTTGAAATAACTCTACTTTGTCAGTAGAATCATTTTTAAAATCTATATCTATATAATACCCTAGTAAACCAGATGTATTAGCTACTTTATTTTTAGAAAACATTAAAAAAGCTCCATTTGGTGGATCAGGTGTATTGTTTTGAGAGTTATCTACAGTTATACCGGTTCCATAAGCACCAGATATAAAATGTGTAATTGGTCCTAACTCTTTTATATTGTTCATATCACCTGTTAAAAAAGCATCACTAACACCATATACAGAAGCTGAGCCAACGTTAACGTAGTAAACTACATCTCCTATTTCAACAGATTCATTTATATGGTTTAGTATAATATTTATAGCCATAGTTTATTATTTAATTTATTTATTTAACCGGTAGCTCCTGTGTTACCAGTATTTGATTGACAAGATGGGAAACCATATGTTGCTTGAGCACTCGGACTATCTGAACAACATGAACCATCATCACACTGTGCTAAAGAATTATAATTATCTGCATTTGAATTTTGACAACCCGCATAAAAACAACAACAGTCATATTTTTTAGGAAAACCTGAACCATATGGTAAAGCTTGAGGATCACCAGCAGCATCAGAATATTCCTCATAACCAGACCAGTCCCACCACATTACCGTTGTTAAAGTAGGGGAGTTTAAAGCTGTTGAATTAAAACCTTGTATTCCGTCCCAAGTATCTGGATTTTGATTCCAATAACTTGCTTCTCCACTACCATCTGTTCTAAAAAATTCAGCAGCAGGTGTACCATCACAAAAAGCACAAGATTCGTGGGCTGATTCATTAGGATCATATACGGGTTCACTAGCCGAAGGAACTGCTGGTTGATAATAAGTACCATTGCTAAACACATTATTTGCATTAACACCAGGAACTGCAACACCACCGTATCTATAACCTATTAAATCAAAATTATATGCGTAAGGATGTAAACAACCTGCAACAAAACAACAAGCTTGCATATTTACTGGCGACCAAGGTTGTACTATATTGTGATCAAAATCTTCACCATAATAATCTTCATGGTTATAAGCGCCAAAAGAACTACCACCATGATTTACAGGTGTACCATTTGGAAATATTTGTTGAAATATTTCATTATCTTTAACATCCCAAGGTAGCAAAGAATTAGTAGCGTCTGCTGTGCCAGCATTTGCAGCATTAAATTGTTGATTATTAAAAATACCCGGTAAAGGGTGAGGTCTAGAACTAGTCCCGTACCAATTACCCGGATTACCACCAGATATATGACCCCAAGCACCTTTTTTAATAGTCCAACCTGTATCTGGATTTACTGCTCCCGCAGTTGGATCAACATTGGACTCACTCCCATCGTTCATACAGCCAGAATCTGCAAAAATACAAGTACTTTGACTATGAACATTAACATCTACCCATGAAATTAAGCTACCAGTATCTCTTCTATTTTCATAACCAGGAACAGGAATATCAGCCCACATATTACCAGCAGCTGACATAGTATTTGTTGTTAATGTAGTTGCCATTGGCCAGTCAGGGTTAATAGGAGCTGCTTGTGAGGTGTAATTATTATTATCTCTTCTACCAACGTTTTTATTAATATTCATATTACTGTCAAACTCGTCCATACACCCTATTATTTGAGGTATACAACTACCATCATCAATACCAGCAAACGGATTGTAATTAAGTGCAGGTAAACCTGGTGTTAAAGATCCACCAGCGGTTGGATAATGACCTCCATTTGCTTCTAAAAACTCAGGACCACCACCAATATAAGAAGTATAATTATATGTACCATTACTAGGTTGATTACCATCGTCCATACAGCCAGCGATATAAGTACAACCATTATTAGGTAAACCTTGTATACCAACGCTTTGATTACCACCAGTACCATTTACATTAACAGCTGGATTGTAGTTTGTAGCTAAAGAGTCTAAACAACCTATACCGCAGTTAGGATTTTCAATAATTAGTGTGTCCATAATCTCACCAGGAGATTCTACTATAAAGTAATATTCGTCATTAGATACGGGTGAAGACGGAACACCTCCATAAAAACTATTGAAAAACCACTGACCGTATGGGACAAACTGTAGATTATCTAAATCGTCACCTCTGTAAAATCCTATTGGCTCGCAGCCAGGAGCAGAAGGTTCCCACATAACTTGCAGCTGACCTTGGTTTGGAGCAAATGGAAAACAATCTATCTGACCCTGTAAACCTTGTACTCCGCATTGAAGAGGAGGCAAACTATCTATAGGTGGTATACTATCAAGCCCTGGTTGAGCATAACAGCAAACTGACCAAGCAGTAAATATGATAAATAATATATTTTTCATGTTATGATGTAAATCTTTTAATACTGTTAATACCTACAATCTCTTCAACTGGGAATCGATTTCCAAGAGCATCAAACTCAAACAAAGTATCTTTCTTATTTGAACCTGCTAGCTTTCTGTATAATGCTCTAATTACTCTAGCCTCAGAAAAAGGTTCTACATCAAGTATAACTATTGTCTTAGTACGAAGTTCCTCAAAATCTTTAAAGTACATATGTACTTGTCTTTCTTTAGCTGAAAAACTAGAGAAGCTAGAAAAACGTGTAGCAAAAAAGTCTAAGTTGGTACCATCACTAGCTTCAGCCACACTGTCAGCATCAATAGTATCCTTTTCAAATACGAGTAATCTATCGTTTAACATTTCCAACGTCTTCTTGCTTGTCTAATTCTTGAGTTAGGATTATTTCTAGTCTTGGCACTGCTTCGTTTTAGTTGACCTAAACTTCTAGCACAATAAGATTTTCTTCTCTTAGCTGCCTTTGATCCTGGCTTTACCTTACCAGTTACAGCAGTCTTGAGCTTAGATCCAGGGTTTAGTTTTCTATAAGCCTTTACACCAGCTTTAGTCATACCAGCCCCCTTTTTAGTGGGTCTAAAATTCTTCTTATTTCTAGCAGGCATCTTTGCCTTCTTTCTTGGTGCCATTACTTTCTCGTTTTTCTAATTGCTTCTTTACCTCGTTTAAAAATACCTACGACTTCATTTTTACCCATGACCTTCGCTCGCTGTTCTCCTACAGTTAAGATCTGAATCTTTCTAGCAAAACTCTTAGCGCTTCTTTTAACTTTAGCTACGGTAGCTCTTGCATCAGCAGGGGTTGCAAACTTTATACGGACTGTATCTTTTGGATTTTCATCCGTATAAAGCCTGCGGCCTGAGCCTTTAGGTTTTTTGCCAGTTCCTACTTTAGGATCTTTTTTCTTGCGAGGCATTACTTTTTCTTATGAATCTTTTGAATTGCAAAGTTAAAAGTTTGACTAGCCCCCTTATGTGCTTTGTATCCTCCGGGAGGATTCTTCATAAGTTTAGGAGCGCCTTTGCCCGACTTCATCCAATGATATCCTTTAGGTGCTTTTACTTTCATGATTATGGGGTTGCGATTACAACATTACGAATGTATACAATTTCATCTACGGAGTCGTCATCATTATCGTAAGGAAACTTAAATATTAGTGAACGGCCTCCGGCAGCAACAAATCCTGTTGCTGAAAAGTCATGCCATGTATTTAACGATTTAGCACTCTCTCCATCTGGATTAACATAAGTAGCTCCTCCAACTACAAGTTGAGTTAGAATAGTAGCATTAACATTACTAGAAGCGAAAAAATAAGAGAATGATATATTATAAGTACAGCCCGCACTAAAGTTTGAGAACACTTTCTGAGCTGCTCTATTTGCAGCTGTTAGTCCTGCTGTATAAGAAAATCTTAGTCTTAGATTATTATCTCGACCTCCAATACCATCTATATTACCAGTAAGGAGAAGGTTTGAATCTTCGCCTGTTACATTTCCCCCAGCAACAAAGCCATCAACACCAGAACTAAAATCTGAAGTATAACTTACAGTAGCACAAAGACCACTTGCAGAGCATTGATCTGGTAATTGTACAGCGCTTCCGATTCCTAAACTAGGCATGACTTACGATTTTTTATATGCTAATATTGATCCTCCACTTACAATTGAGATCTGCGTGAAGTTACCAAAAATTGTTACGCCTTTAGGAATTACAAAGTCAGCAGCATCTTCAATCGTATTTGCTATGTCAGGACAGTCTGAAACATCAACAGTAGAATCTAGTAAAGCAGTAATAGCCATAAAGTCTCCAGTATGTACAGAATCATCGTCAATAAGCTTAGAGCCATGGCCTCCTAGTGACTGATTATTTAGCGCTGCAATTTCTGTTAAAAGTTTTGCTTCTACACTCATGATTAATCTCCTACATATGCAACGATACCTGCTGAACTAAGAGCATCGTTAGGGGTGAATGAAGTAAACCTACCGTATAAAGTAAATCCTTTAGGGAATACATTATCAGCAGTAAGTGCGTCAGTTCCTCCGCCATCGCCGCCGGCTGATGTGCTTAAGAACTTTGTAGACTCAGCTACTAAAGCTGAAAGCTTTGCGTCAGCTAAGAATGATATAGCTACGAATACTTTACCTGTTGGAGGTGTAACCGCTCCAGTTGTTTCAACGAAAACGCAACCCTCTTGTCCAAGAGCAACATCTGCTTTATCTACTTGTTTTTGCTGGAGACTGCGGTCAATAACCTGATGTCTCGTTGGGATAGTTTTTTTATTTGTACTCATGGTTTTAATTGTAAAAGGGGGAGAGGAGTATCCCCTCCCCCAGTAAACAAAAGAGCTAGAGCTTGAGATATTGCTACCTCAAGACTTTAGTTTACGTTATTATGCTTGACCTGATGCAGCTACAGTTGATGCAGTAACGCCTAACTGAGTAAGTAGAGCATCCTGCGTATCAGCAGATGTTTCTAGTGTACCAGAAGCAGCAACAGCAGAACTTAACTCCATCCAGATGTGGTAAGTATTTTTACCAACATTAGAGCCAATTAAAGCATTGTTTTTAGTAGTAATCTCTCTGATTGCAATTAGACCATAGACTCTAGAGTCTCTAGCATTCTGCTCCCTAGTCTGCCCTGGAATATCAGATACCCAACGCTGACCTAGTTGACCAAATGACTGGTACTCTTGTGAAGCAACCTGTTCAAATTCACCTAGTCCTTCATCAGCAGCAGTTGTTCTAGTGATAGTAGCTCCAACGTTTTCTCCATCTTTTGCAAAACGAACATTGAAACGAGAAGCTGAATAAATTCTATCTCTAGCTACATCAAAGTTGTGCTGAGCTTGACCTTCAAGCTGAACACCGATATGAGTTGCCGCCTGAACTTGAGCTTGAGTGCTAAATCCAACTTGAGCAGCTCCAGTACCAGTAACAAGAGTTTCTGATGGACCTCTGTAAGGATCTTCTAGAGTAATAGTAGTTCCTGTACCAGGATCAGAAGCAAGCTTGTAAAGGTCACCAGCTACATTTAAGTAGTCAGCTGCTACAATACCAGCTACACAGTTAGCAGAAGTAGTTACAGTCTTAGATCCAAAAGTAAGTGTTGCATTGTTTGCTCCACCAGTAATGTTTGCTTGAGTAGCAACGTTAGCTACAACTTTAGCACGTACATACTTAGAACCTGCAGTTGAAGGGCCATCAACCTCAAGAGCATCGTTCTTAGCAATAGCCTCACGAAGTTGAGCGCCTAGGTTTACTTGAATCTCCTCTGCATTAGTAAAAGTAAAGCCAGAGTCTCCACTAGTATCTTTCAGTTTTACTTGAGCAGTAATTGCTGGAGCATACCCCATACGGTTAGCCTCATCATTGTCTTGCTTTTCGATAAGAACATAGAAGCTATTTCCTACCTCAGCAGCAGCTAATGTGTCATCAGAAGCTACATTTGGAAGAAGGTATCCTCCAGTTCCAGCAGTAGTTCCGCCGATATTAGTTACCTGCTGAACTTGGTTAGCTGCTAGTCCTGAAGTAATAGTACAATCAGCAAAGTTGATAATCGGAGAGCTGTAAAGTCTACCGCCCGCACGAGTAACAATCTTAAACTGAGTAGTTCCCGAAATAGCAGCTGCTGGGTTAAGAGCTTCGTTATGGCGGTTTACCAAAACTACCTCTCCATCAGTCAGATCGCCGGCTGCATCAATAAGCGTTCCGTCCGCCTTTTCTGCTACAGCCTGATTTCTACACACAAATGCGAAGAAATTGTTGTTGTTATTAGTGTACATCATGGTACTTAAAAATTATTTATATGTTAAAAAAAAAATTATTATTCAAAGTTCTCTATGTCGATTTCCAAATCTGTCTTCTGTTCTTTAACAGTTTCTAGCATTAGGTCCCTCGCCAAGTCAACAATGACTTCATGGGTAAAATCATCTAGCTCCGAGTCGACCTGACCTCCTGGGTCAGCTCTGTTTACTTCGATGTCTACCGGGTTTTTGAGATATCTCATTCTATACGAGGTAACGGCAAAACTGCCGTCAGTTAAAACTTCATGTCGCTTAGGACCATTGTCAGCGTTGAAATACATTCTGAACACTGATGCTCCTAAGTTGTCAGCAACTGGTCTCTTGTACGGATTGCCTTTAAACTTGCTGTATTCATCATGAGATACTACTCGAACTCCTGCTTCTGCATTTCCTGTGCAATCAGGTCGACTAATCTCTACAAGTTCATATATAGTGAACATAAAGTCATCTGGTAAGTCAAAGAACGTTCCGTTAGGTAACACTCCTACTTGTGAAGCAGAAACAGTCAAGGCCCCAGAGTCTTGTATTAAGGCGCTGAGTCCTTGACCTCTTGCTTCTGTTTCTTCAAATCCAGTTTGATGGGCGTTATTCTTATAGTTATAAAACCTTTTTGTATACTGAATTTGTGCTGACGAAAGGATAGACGAAAGCTCTGCATCTGTGTACCCAGGGGAACCAAATGCATTTGCCCTATCTAATAGGAGCTCTAACTTGTCTGCCATTTCGTTAGCTGTCATTATTCTACTTCTCTAAGTTGATCAATCATTGCTTGAACTCTGAGTCTAGTCTCTTGGTTTTCCTCACGGTTGAACCAATGAATAGTATCAGATAATGTACCTAGCTCTACGCCTGAATCAAGCGAGTAGATATTTCTCTTTAACTCTAGGTTACCAGCTCTACGTGCATCAGCAATAAATAGCTTATCATCATAAAGTGGATCATCTAAAATCTGAACAAAAGTTGCTCTATCATCTTCCATCAACTTACCTACGCTAGCTTTTAACTGCTTAGTAGTTGAAGCCTCAGAAGGTGACTTACCTGCCACTCTTAAGAAGTCTCTCATATCAGAATCAGACCTACATACTGAATCAAACAGTGCGTATGCTTTTGCTTCTAGTTCTAGACGTTCTAGTGTTTCATCTCTCATCTCATCTACATTAGTAAACACATACTCGTAGCTAGCTCTACGAACTGTACGGTACGCTTGAGGAGATGCTGCAAACTTCGACTCATTAGCAGATAGAATCTTGTACTTTAACATGTCCATAGGATTCTTAAGATCTAAACGCAAACGTGCATCTCTGATCTGTACTCTTGCTCTAGAATCAGATCTCCAAAAGTTTGTCTCCTTTGGTAAATATGGATTTAGAGAAGTACCTACAATCTTTTCAAAGTACTCTTGTTCTGTTAATTCTTCTGGATTTCCATCGTCGTCCATAAAATCTGGACATACAGACTTCTTTACAGAATCCATAACAACTGCTACTCCTCCGCCTTTGGCAGCTGAGTTTAGTGGAAGTTCGAATGATTTAACTACTTTCTTGAACAAGAAGGGATCATTCTCCTTCTCTCTATAGTTAGATACAATTCCTTTCCATTTCTGCCCTGCCTCTACAGGCTTGACATCAATGATCTTATCTTTTAAATAAGGGTGATTAAACGACATTTTACTCTATTCTTTTGTTTAACAAATTATTTTTTCTTCTTACGCATAACCTTTGCACCGTAAGCTGCAGGGACTGCTTTCATACCTGCTTTCTTAAGGATACCTTTAGCCATACGTACTGCTCCAGCATTAGGCTTCTTATTAGCTCCGCCCATTGCCTTAGTAATGTCAGCTTGGGTAGCTTTTTTCATTGTACCACCTGCCATCATTTTATATAGACCGCCGCCTGGTTTCAGTACTTTAGCTTTCTTACCAGTGCCGCCAGCCATCATTTTTTTGCCGCCTTTTTTCATCGGCTTCTTTCCATGCATTCCCATGATTGCAAAAAGTTTAAAAGGAGGGGGATTTTGCGCCCCCCTCCGATTAGTAAATTAATTACGATACGTTAAGTTGGAAGTCAAGAACCTTCGTTGGGTCTTGCATTACAAGTCCTCCAAACTTAGCTGAGTGTACTTCGTAACCGTCGATTGGTGAAGATACCATCTTAGGAGATGTCTTACCCTTACCGCCTGCAGTGAATGGATCACGTAAACCAGCAATGTAAGCGTAGATATCATCACGGCCTCTTGGACGTACTCTGTAAACCTCTGAAGATTCACCGAAGCCCATAACGATCATTCTGTGTGACTCAGCAATACCTGCTCCTTCTGGGTGACGCTTAGGGAAGTAAACATCATCGTCCATAAAGTCTGCAATCTCAACAGTTAGCTTGATACCGTTGTAGTAGTTGTACTCTACGAACTGGTATCCGAAGCTCATTGGGTTGATTGCTCCAGTATTGTTAGCTGCACCAGCTCCGTATGCAGGGTTACCTGTAGTTACGTTGCTGTAGATAGAATCGCCGTTAGCCTTAGCTTGGATCTGCTTGTGGATTTCAATAGCACCTCTCTCACCAGTAATAATATGTAGGTGACGGTCGCCACGTCCAATCTTACCGATAGACATGTCAAGTGCAACTTCCATCAAGTAGTCAAGATCGAAAGTATTGTACAGGTGACGGTTAGCTGGAGCAATCTGCTCGAAGAAACCAGAACCTGCACCGATCTCAAATCCGTTCAAGTCGTCAGTGTTCAAGTATCCTGAGTCAACTGTCCAGTTCTTTTTACCATATAAAGAAGCACGAGCCATCATTTCCTCTGCTTGGTACATAACTACAAGGTCAATGTAGTTAATCCATACAGACTCAGTCTGTCCTCTGTACATGAATGGGAACTCTAGTGGCTCATTCTGACCCTTCTCAATGCTTGATCCAGGAACCTTGTACTGCATTCTACACATAGAAAGACGGTTCTGCATCTTAAATGGAGAAGTAAAGTAAGGCTCTGCACCTTCGTAAGAAAGTGTACCTGGCACTAGGTCGTAGAACTTAGAGAAACGATCTCCAATAGAGATGTCAGTTCCAATAACAAATGAAACAGCAAGGTCATCATTTACAAGCTCTACTTCGTAGCCGAAACGACCTCCGTCCTCATGTACTTCTTTTACTAAGAAGTGGTAGTCATCAGTCTCTCCCTTAAGAACGTTAGTTCTTTCGAACATTGGCTCAGAGAATACAAGACGGAATCTTTGACGGTTTGCGCCAAGAGTACCTGAAGTTAAGTTGTTACCTGCTTCGTCTTCAATAGCAACAAGAGGTACGTTCTTGTCCTCTTGACCTTTTAGCATCCACTGGTAGAAACCATTTTCTAGATCTACTTCCATTTCTGGGAAGCGGTTAACGAAGTTCACCATAGAACCCTGTAGGTTCATCTGATAAATCTGTTGGATCGCCTTATCAAGAAGTTGAGGTCTCTGCTGGTACAACTCATAGAAGTGATTGTCAGCAATCAGACCTTTAAAGTCCTTGGGACGATAAAGTTGAGTGTTGAAAAGTTTTTGCATTTTACAAAAATTAGGTTATTTAAATTATTTATTTACTCACCAAACGCATTTTCCCAGAACGAAAGGTTCAGCTTCGTACCAGCAGAACTTTTTTGACCCGGTATAGAGGTTTGTTGTTGTTCACGAATTAGTTCATCCAGCTTACGCTTTACTTGCTTTTCTGTAAGCTTTACTAGCTTACTCATGTCAGGCTTGAAGTTTCCTTCTTTGTCTGCATTGAAAAGACCAAGTACGTTGTAGAACTGAATTAGTTTTTCAAATCCTTGGGGATTACTATTTTGTTTATGTCCCAACTCAGTAAACTGAGCTCCTGTTTCAGGGTCTGTATAAGCTATATCTGTCATTGCTTTTTTCATAGCATTCTTATGACGAGTTGTTAGCTCAATACCTGGTAGGATTTCTTTCATGTCGTCCACAGAATTGATCAACGAGTTAAAAGATTCCTCGTCTCTTTGGGCTATCCTCTGAGCACGTTCTTCTTTTTCTTTACGCTTTACTTCTACAAATTGTTTTGCTTGAGCTTTTAACTGAGGCAACGCTGTCTGTGCCTTCTCTTCTAGCTTAGCAAGAACAACTGCTTCATCGATGCTCTCTTTTACCTCTGCATCGTTAAGACCTTTCATCTTAAGGTATCTGCTTAAAATATCTTTTTGGATATTCTCTTGCTTTAAAACTTCTGGAGTTACACGATCAAAGTAATCAATGTCTCTAGCAACTCTCATTGCCATAAGCTCATCATCAAATGCATCTTCTATTTCTAGGAACATTTTCTTTGCTCCTGAAAAATTCTGTACATATCCAGTAACGTTTTCCTCAAGACGAGTATTAAGAGTCTTATCAAACAAAGCAGCAAGATCATCTGCTGTTTCAATTCTTACGCCATCTTCTAGTTCTAAGATACCCTTATCTTGTAGTTCTTTTACAAGAGCTGAATATATTGTATCAGTCTCTTCATCACTTGTATCACCTACAGTAGCTGTAGGAGCTTCTGGGGTATCGTTAGACTCTTCGTTTCTAACCTTTTCAAGGAACGGTCTCTCATCTTCTAGACCTGAAAGGTCTATGACTCCTAGAGGGGGAGCTGTTTCTTTTACAGGAGTCTCCTCTTTTGGAGTCTCTGTAGTTGGTTGTTCGGAGTTTTCAGTTGGTGTGTTTGGTGTTACCAATTGTACTCCTTCAAATGGATTTTTAGCCATAGCTCTATTTATTCGTTTACAAAATTAATATACTAATCACAAAATTTCTAATAGGTTTTCACAGATTTTCTCAAGGTCTATGGTTTTTCCTTATGAACTTTGTTTATTTTTTGCCAATTCTTCTTTTGCACGGTTACTTCTTTCCTTTTCAAGCTGCTTTCTGTTCTCTAATTCTAATTTCTTTGCATCAAGAACACCTTTTTGTCTCGCTTTCTCAACTTCTAGTAAATCAGGTATACCATCTCTATCAGCATCTCCTCTCAAGGCCATAGCCTGTGATCTCATCTCAGCTATACGTTCTTGAGACTCTCTGTCTTTCTGCTTCTCCATAGCCTTAAACTCTCGTTCAGCCTGGCTATCCTGCATCTCCATCTGCTTCATTTGCTGAGCTGACTGCTGTGCTTGTTGCTGCATTTCTTTCTGCTGCTGTGCCATACGTTCTGAAGAGTCTTTAAGCTTACGTGCAATATTCTGTGATGATCCAGAAGTATAGATAGATACCAGGTCAGCAATCTGAGCATTACCATTCTGTATAGCAGCCTGTGCTAATTGACGTAAGTCATTAAATAGCTGAGTATCATTATTAGAATCAGATACGTGTACATCAAACTCTGTTTCTGAGAACTCGCTGTACTGTTGTACAAACTGTTGTCCTAAATCATCAAGTAAGAAAGACCCACGTTGTGGATTGTCTTTATAGGCAACCTTACATGCTTCTAGATATTTATGTAGTACAAGTCTACGGAACTCAGAGTCAAGCTGGAACCAACGCTCTGTTACTTTAGCAAACTGACTTATCTCTGCTTGTACATTTCTTACAGCTGCACGAGTACCAATCTCCCCTTCTCTTGCTCCCTGTACTCCTGCAATCTTACCCATGGTAGCCTCGATGTTAGCAAGGTAGTTAGTTAACATCTGGATACCTGTAGTATTAGCACCCATAGAAACCTCCTGTGTAATAAAGGTATTAAAAGAACCTGCCGCTTTACCTTGAGCAGGTCCCTTTAATACTTCTTGAGTTGGGTCAAGGAACATCACCTTATCCACTGCTGTATACTGCAACCATTCTGCAGGGTCCCACCCAGAAGGTATCAACGCAGTGTTTACCGCAGTAGCTGTTCCTTTAAACGTAGCAATCTCAAGCTCTCGTTTCCAAAATCCTATATCATAGGCATAGTCAAAAGGCTTAAGTAGATCCATACAAGATTGTACTTTATACCCATTTGTATTACAGCTCATGCCAATGACAGGCGGGGTGCCTGAAGATAGATTAGTCATTGACTTTGAGCTGTGTGCCACAGGTTCCATCTTAACATAAATGTCTTGACCTAGCTTAGTACCTCTAAGCCATTCGTTAATCCACATATATTTAACAGTCTCTCCGAGCTCTTCTTTCGGCTTGTAGAATTCATTTACATATGTAATCTGCTCATCGCCGAGCTCGTCTATATATGTAAGCTTACCAATCTTACGACGTGATCTCCAGTATACAGTTACTTCTCTAATCTCTCCTCTCTCATTAAAGTCTCCGCCAAAAGCATACTTCTCTATAACGTTAGGAGATATAAGCTTAATAGTATCATCAGCTGTTGATCCTTTATCTGTACCTGTAATACTATCCGTATTGTTTACTAGACTAGCTAAGTCTCCTCTATTAGATAAGAAGTAGTCCGACTGATAGTCCGACAAGTACTGGTCACGCTCTTCTAGTTTCTTTACATCTTTATCTGTAAGATGATCCCAGTAGTCATCCATAATCTGGCCCACAGATCTGTACTGATAGATTACAATAATATCTCTCTCGTGTAAATACAACGAAGATCCTCCGCCCATAGTAAAGACATTACGAGGATCTATACGTCTCATTACTGGTCTGCCTCCTAGGACATCACACTGAATAACTTGTTCTCCTGATACTAGCAGATCTTCAAAAGTTCTACGGAATAAGAACTCAAAGTTGTTCTCTTTGTACTCTCTTGTTAAAATAAGGTTGGCTGTCTTCTCTGCAAGATCCTGGTAGTCATAAGTCATAAACTGCTTAATCTTCTCTACCTCTTTCTGTACAGTCTGCTCGTCTGGCTTCTTAGCTAATATAGCTAGCGTCTTCTCGAACAGCTTCTCTTTTAGCTCTTCTTCCTTTCTAGTGTTAGAATCTTCATCTTTACCAGAGATGTATACTTTAAACTCTCTCTTTCTAGAAATGTAGTCTCCTAGTAGTAGATCAATCTTAGCATTACCTATACCAACGTGTTGGAACTTAGCAGGAAAGTTGTCTAAATCTAATTGAGCTGGGTTAATATACTTCTCAAAGTTACGTACATCTATAATGTTCGCTCTAAGATTGTAGTTTTCCGTTTTGTTTCCGAACTCTCCTCTATAATATTCGTTACTTCCTACAAGTCCTTCTGCAAAGTCGATACATCTTTTGTACCATTTGTCATTTTTCTTTGTGTCTGATACTTTCTGATTAGGAAAGTTGTAACCTGTATACTTAATATTCTCGTCTGTCCCGCCAGTATAGTTTTTTGCCATGATAATCTACCTTAAGTTGCAAAATTAATCAAAAAATCTTTTTCTTGAGGAAGATACGCCTCTTTTTGTAAAGTATTTGTTTTCTAAAAACGTCATTCTCTTCTCTGTTTGCTCTTTTTTCGCCTTATGCATTGTTTCATCGTACCAAAACAACATAATTAACGCAGAAACTCGGTCAAAGTTACCTTTTGGGTTCCATCTAATCAATTCTTTTAGTAATGCTGGCGATAACACAGTAGTTAAAACTAGATTATCGTTATTCATAGAGATAGGACTCATCAACCAAGAGTTAATGTAGTCTAATCCTGTATCATTAATCCTGCCTGAGTTAAATATTCCCTTAGATGTGTTTGTTCCTACTCTATATGTATCAGAGTTTCGTAATTGGTACGGAGTTTCTGCTAGTAAATACGTACAGTTGTTCTGAACAAAGTAATTAAACAGACCTATGAAGTTCTGCTCGTACATACCTGTAGCCTTATAGTACATGAGCAAACGTCTACAAACTTCGTAGAAAAACTTTGGGTCATCTGTACGCCCTGTGTATTCTGCTACAATAGTTTTTGTAATTCTATCGAATACTATAATAGAAGGTAAAGAGTCTGTGGTAGACTTAGCTTTATCAACAACGTCAATACCTGCTATATATCTTCTAGAGTCTATCTCATCCTCTTCATTTCGCTTAGGCTTTTGAAATAATTCTATAAGGCCTTGTTTCTTCTCGCTTCTATCTAGCGGAAAAGTTCTAATAGGCACTGCATCCTGGACAGTCTCAAAGTACAGCTCCTCTTTATCGTTAAACTTTAACCAGCCTTTATAAGTAGCATCTAAGAATCTTTTCTTCTTACCTCCTAGTACCTCCGATAGCTGATCCTTGAGCAACACAGTAGGAAATCTAGTGCCCTCTGTTACAAGGAATGCCTCAGAAGGTAAAAGCGGATTATTAATAATATGTACCTGGTATCGGGTCAGATCTCTACGCTTCTTATCTCTTGCTACATCTTCTTCCATCATAGCAGAGTTCTCGTCTGTAATAAGATTAGGGCCTTTCTTGTGTTTATTACGAGTCTGAATTACAGGCACAAAGTATCCTATCTTACCCCTAGACTCAAAGGTATCATCAAATGCTAAACAGTTGTATTGCTCTGGATTACGGAATACGTTCTCTGCAAATAGTACAGATCCGCCCTGAGTATAACCACCTGTACCTAGCATCCATAGCACCTGACGCTTAAACATCTTCGATGCCTCTGCTCCCTCTAGTGCACCAATGGTCTCTACAAGAATATCAAAGAAACCAATCTCATCTAGCATTACCAGGTTAGGACGACCTGCATTACCAGCTAGCGGGTTGTTTCTAAAAGTTCTATGGTATAGGTATGAGCCATCCACGTTCTTAAGAAATGATCCTTCTTTCTTTGACCCCGACCATCCTTTATATAGCGGACTAGGGAATATCGAAGACTCGTACTCAAACTCACCTGGTAAATTATTCATACCAAACAAGATCTTATCTAGTAATGGGCCTGACCACTTAGAGTCAATAGCTCCTATGACTGTATCTGATGTAAGCGGTCTCTTATTTTTCTTAGCTCGTAGATATTCATCGTAGTCTATAGCACCCCCTGTTAACCAGTTATGTGCACCAATACCTGCAGATGCATATGACTTACCGCCTCCACGGGCCTGTATAGATATAAGATTCTTAGCTGAGTTCTGGTATAGAGGTTTGCCTAAGTTCTTGTCATGGATAGTTCTTAGGTATGCTCGGGCAGGCATATACTTCTTTGACAGGTCTTCTTCTCGTATTACGCCTAGAGAAATATACTGGGTCAACATGCCCATCTCTTCTATAGCTGCACGTTCTGGTCCAAGAAATCTATTGCATGTTATCTCAGTATCTTCTGTAAATCCTGAGAACCCTCGGCACTCCTCATAGATAAGAAACAACTCCCAGTCTATATCACGTAGCCAAGGCTTGCCAGGTTTCTGTGCAAGAGTCCTAGGATCTTCTACAAGAATATTGTGGAAGTTTATATAATAATACAAAGGGCCGGGAATCCATTTACCAGACTCCCAATGCCCTTCAATTATTCTTCTCTTCTGCTGTTTCCAAAAGTCTCGATACTCATAGCGGTCAGCTATAGGATGGAGGCTTGGGATCTCAGGCAGAACAAAAGACGAATTATTTACTGTCGTCCAAAAGTTCATCTTCGAGTTCTTCTTCTTCTTCTTCTACTTCTGGAAATACTACTTTAATAATAGTACCTGTTTCAGTATGCATGAAGTAGTTTCTAAACAAGAATCCATACTCTTCTCTAAACTTGTCTTCGTCAAAATCTACAAAATCTTTAACTTCTACATTCTCTTCTAGCATCTTATCTATTACTAGTTGTAAAACCTGTATCATACCGTTCTGGTAGTTTACAGCTTCTGTAGCTTTAAGATTAAAGTCTTGCATTTCTTTTCCGATCGCATTAATCTTCTGCAGGGTTACTTGGTGACTTGATGGCACACTAGTTTTCTTTTTACTCATTTGTTTTAGATTTCACCGCTCTCTGATAATGAAAGCGAGTTTATATTAGAATTTTCTTCGTTAGTTAGTTCATCACAGATCTTCTGGTAATCCTTATAGATAGCATATGTATTTCTGTGTAGCTTATCAAGATCGCCCCCATTCTCTAAATCATACTCTTGATTCTTTAGGTAGGCAGATCTTTTCTTTATCATCTCGTCCCAGTCCGCTAGAGCCTTTTGCGCCTCTGTAAGCATTAGCCCCCTGTAAGTCTCTAACATACTATTCTCTGAGTCTGACCCCCAGTCCCATGACTTAGGAAGTAAACCTTTTACATTCTCTAGCTTATTTGGATCATAGTACATTAGAGACTTTGGGTGACATACAAGATGTAGAGCCCACATAGTTTTAGAAGACGTTGTTTTTTTCTTTGTCTTATCTCCTTTATATGTAAGGCCGAACTGAGGATGGTGCTTTACTTCAGGAAACACCTCCCAGTAGTTACGCTCTGTATCAAATATTTCTGTTCTTCTTGATAGCATTCTTTTTCTTTAGTGTTGCCATGGTCTGGCGAACTTTGTGCATCCTAGCTTTCTTAGGAATAAACTTACCAAATAGACTAATGTGAATCGTCAGGGCTGTCTCCGGGTCGAACAGATTGTCCTCCCCCTTCTTGATCTCCGACATTTTTGATACTGTAAATCTTCCCATCATCGCTAGCAAACTGCTTACTCTGTCTGGGCTCAGGTTGTATTTCTGGGATAGGCGCTCTATCAACTGTCTCTGGCTCTTTTGGTAGTTCTGCATAATTTAACTTAAACTCTATAGATATATCATCATCTAGATATATATCAAGAACTGGCGATAACTGTGAGTCTTTCAACACAGGCTTACCTAAGTAGTTCTTTTGTTTTAACCTAGCAATAATATTATTAAGATGATTAGCTTTTAAATCTAGCTTCTCCCTAATCTTTCTTCTAATATCAGTACTCATGATATATTCTGACCTCTCCGGCTGTGGAAGGTTACGATACTTATCATTGTAGTACATAATACTAGCTAACACTGAAAGTTCTTTGTTTGTAAGCGGACTAGCTTTTGTAACTGCACCATCCACCTCATACACTAAAAAATTTATGATAGCCAAGAACTGATCATAGATTCTATCTTTGTTAGTTGGGACCTGTAAAGGGTAAGATTTCATTGCTCTTTTGTGTTCTTTCGAGTACAAAGATATAAAAATCTTTATTCACATAACAAATTGTGTGAAAATTTATCCCTAACTTTGTGTCGATGTTAGATATCCAATCTAAACATAATCCCACTTCATCAGAAAGTATGACCAAAGATAATAAGTCATCAGATATTATTCTGATCAACTCATCCTTCTGTGGCTTTACTACTGCTAACAACCTAAACCTTAATTTATGAAACGTTTATTTTTTGATATTGAGACTAGTCCATGTATTGGCTGGTTCTGGAGACCCTCTTATAGAACTCGTCTGAGTTACAATAATGTCATAGAAGATGCAAAGATTATTTGCGTATCCTATAAATGGCAAGATAAGGATAAAGTACACACTTTAGACTGGGGCACCAAAAAAGACGATAAAAAACTAATCCATGAGTTCGTTAAGATAATGAATAAAGCTAACGAGATCATAGGACACAACGGAGATCGCTTCGATATACCATGGGTTAGAACAAGAGCTCTTTACCACGGAATCCACACCGTGCCTAGATGGCAAACACTAGACACACTAAAGTCAGTCCGCTCTAATTTAAAACTACCGTCAAATAGACTAGATGCTATTGGGCGGTATTTTGATTTAGGAGAAAAAATAAAAGTCGACGGAGACCTATGGCAGAACATAGTCTTTGGAGATGGCTCTAGAATGGCAGAGATGATAGACTACTGTGAGCAGGACGTAGTCCTACTACAACAAGTGTATGAGAAGATTATAGGTGTAGTACCACTAAAGTCTCATGCAGGAGTAATCAAGGGCGGCAGCAAATGGTCATGTCCAAACTGCGGCAGCGTTGACATCATCCGCAACGGTACCCATGTTACTACTACAGGCACTGAGAAACAAAAAATGCAGTGTAAGTCTTGCAAAAGATGCTACAGGATCTCTACTAAACAGTACTCTAAGTTCTTAGAATACAAAATTAAAAACCACGTTTAGTTTTTTCCTAGCCGATTTAATTATAAGTTATAAGCTGTAATTCGTATATTTGAATATGTCAAATCTAAGACATCCAATAGAAGAAGAAACTAGAGGATTAATCGTATTTCCCCTACCAGACGAAGAGTATGAATACCTATGTAGTTTACATGGGCCCTACTTTGTCCTTGTAGTCGCACAACTAATCGAGTGGACCAAAGAACTCGAAGAAAAAGATCTACATGGTGCAACTAGTGGGGAGATCAGAGATAAGATTAATGAACTTCTAGACGAAAACTTCCTGGGTGACATAGTAAGACGCCTATATTTTAATAATCTTAAATAAAAAAGGAGGCATATCTAACTACTGGGGGGAACACCTCCAGTAGTTTTTTTGTCCACTAGTATTATGGAAAGTAACACAAGAGAAAAAGTAGATGCGCTACTAAAAGAAAACGCAAGGATCTGGGCAAACCTACACACAGGTAGCATGTATGACCTAGGTAGTGACGAAGCAGCTGATGCTCGTTGGCAAGAACTATTAGCACAGATCAAAGAACTAGACCTTGAGACATGGGAACTACTGTCGGTAACAGAAGATGTCGAACCAGCTGACTGGGATGAACCCAGCTTTATAGACACAGATAAGTTAGCAGAAGCTGAGGAAAAAATTAAGTCTATGGAAAGATGTGATCTAGACCAGGAGGAATGTTTAAGCTGTGGGGCTTGACTTTTAAAAAATTATATCGTAGCTTTGCGCTACTGATTAGCAATCGTAGCTAATTAATAATTTCTTCTACCTCCTTTTTTCTTTGGTTACTTTCTTTTAGAAGAAATGCCCCCGTATAAAGTGCGGGGGTTTTTTATGCCCCCTACCCAGGATCTGAAAAACTCATGTGGAAGAGACCGCTGGGAATACCTATAGCTACCCCGGCAATTGCTTGGGCCAACGGGCTCTGCCCCCGTGGTCTTTTCTGGCAATTTCGCCAAGTTACCAGGCAGTATTCAGTTTCAGTTATGGCATCAGCTACAAACACTCAAGCGTTCAACGCTCTATTCAACGACATCAAAGCTAACAGTAGGGAGGTTCAGTCTCTCAGTTCTGCAGAGTACTTTACTAACAGAGTACCTATCGTCGAGTTCCTTACTAAGCTTCGTGCTAAAGGTAACTTCGTCTCTTCGTTAGGTCTTACCTCTGTAGAAGAAGGCGGCAAGCTTCGTCTATCAGCTGACGGTCGTGCTACTATCTGGTTCTCTTGCGAGGACTGGGAAAGCAACATCGTTGTCAGCAAGTCTATTAGTCAACGTATGGCTAGTCTATGTGGCGACACTAACTACAGACTAGCGTCTAACGGCGGCGTACAAGCTCTTAACGACTGTCTTGGTCTACTAACGAAAGCCTTCGTTGGCATGCACAAGCAGACAGGAGCAACTATGGTCGCTGTCTAGCGTACTAACCTCTCAGGTAGCCTTCGGGCTATCTGTTTGGTTCACTATCATCTCATATGATATATGTATATGGTACTTTCTATCTATGACCAATAACAGATAGATACATTCTTTTATTTTATTTTACATGAACAAGTTCATTGTTGTTAACGGTGTTGTCACTGTTCTTGA